AATAATGCCAACCCTTCAAAGGTTGGTTATCGAGACGTTCAGTATCAAAGCGATCAGCATCTCCGCCACCAGCAAGCGCAGGAAGAGTACGATTCTGAACAGCAAGACTAGACTTGACATGAACATTAAACACCGTGTCATGAATAGGAATCATTGCGACAGTTCGATAAACTGCGCCAGGATCAGCAGCATCAGCAATCTTCAACCGAATAAAGTGAGGTAGAATATCAGAATTATCAGTTGCAAGGCTGTAAAGACTATCTCTAAGAGCTATTTGTGCATCAACAACAGTCTTCAAACTGGCGTCGTCAGGAATGGAATAGGATGAAACGGTATGAACTCCAGTGGACTTGGAAACAAAGTCCACATTAACCGTGTAGGTGTAAGGTCCAGATACGTCATAACTTCTGATAGGTAATTCTTGGTCCAAAGAAGTAACATAAATACCAGCTTTTTGAAAAAGCTTGCGGACAAGACATCCTATAATACTGCGGGCAATATCAGGAAGAGCCCAAGTACCGTGAATAAAATAAAGACAATCCGAATCATCTTTAAGTCCGTACTTTTCAGATTTGCATGAATAACCATACTTAGCAGCTACAGTCATGGGATCCTTTGCGGCGAGTCTCTTGGGCTTTTTAAACTTGCCTTGATAACTACCAGTGGATACGGCACCATAATTTCTACTAGGGCGAGAGATACCAAGGACCTTTTTACCTGTTTTTATGGCCTTCTTTTGAAAGTAAGATGAAGCTTTTGACGCAACACTAGGACCTACATTAGAAGCTATAGATGCGCCCAAACCGTATAACAACTTGCGCATGCTAGCGATAGCCCCAACAGAAGAACGATTGTTGGACGCATACGGGAAAGTGTCGCGTCGGCCGGACATGGCGGCGATTCGATAGGAGCGGCGGGGGTTTCCGGGAGAGTAGGTTGAGCTTCCATAGGGCATTGTGAGGATAAGAATTTTTAAGTCATTTTGCCTTTTATGGTAATGGTACGTGTTACGTGGTACGTCGCTATAGAAGGTAATACTAGCGTACCAAAGGTACTTGAGGTCTTCTATAGCTTTAGTTCGCGGAAGGGAATGGCTAATACAGATTTTGTTCGCGATTCCCGGCGGGATGTATCGGCTGAGGTTCGACAGTCGTCGTGCTCAGTTCGGACACCATCGCTATTTTTTTTTTGCCAAAAAAAAGCGCTGAGTCCAACCCTCACCCTCCGAAGGGGAGGGGTTAGGTTTAGGGTAGGGTTAGGGTTAGGGTAAGGTCAGGGTTAGGTTTGCTGACAAATGCTGACAATGCTGACAAATGCTGACAATGATGAGTCATGAAACGTGTGGCGTGGGTCCAACGCGCTTAAATAGAGAGCGTTGGTACGTGGATAATGGCCAATGGGGAACCCAATACAAGAAGTCAAGCAAGATGGTGGATGGGAACAATCAAGTTTACTTCATGGGATGGACGAAGCTTTCCCAGATGGATCTCTTATGCTAAGGGACAACGAGAACAGGGAGCCGGTGGATTTGAGCACTGGCAATTGGTGGTCCAGTGTGACAGACCTACAAGACTCTCCAAGCTCAAGACTTGGATACGAGACGGACACTGGGAGCCAACTAGAAGTGACGCCGCTTTGGAGTATGTCTGGAAGGAGGACACCAGAGTCCCTGAGTCGCAGTTTGAGCATGGTACTCGGCGGCTCAGAAGAAACGATGCCAAGGACTGGGACCAGATCAAGCAGGATGCCAAGGAGGGGAATCTTGACAGAATCCCAGCAGACGTCTATGTTCGTCATTATGGGACCCTCAAAAGAATTGCTCTTGACAACCTTAAGCCGGTTGCTATCGAGCGAGAGTGTCAGCTGTACGTGGGACCAACTGGAACTGGAAAGTCCAGACGAGCTTGGAATGAGGCCGGAATGGAGGCTTACATTAAGAATCCAAACACGAAGTGGTGGGATGGTTACAAGGGCGAGGATCATGTTATTATCGATGAATTTCGAGGAAGAATTGACGCCTCTTACTTACTCACTTGGACTGACCGTTATCCAGTTCAAGTGGAAACCAAGGGAGGTGCTTTGGCGTTAATGGCTAGCAAGTTCTGGATCTGCAGCAACATCGGAATCAGGGAGTGGTACCCAGAGCTCGGAGAAGAAACAATTTTGGCCCTTGAAAGAAGAATAAAAGTGATTCAATTCTGAATTTATTAAGGGTCTGCGGATGAATTGTAATCAGACAACATGGCTGTTGGCTTCTTAATACTCATGGTACAGCCAACAGCTACTTCACGTTCATACTGAAGTGTAATTTTGTTTGAAGAAACTGTCTGAATACGTTCCTCAAAAGAAAGACAAGCAGATCGGCCGCCAGGAGAATAAAAGAAAGATAGAGTTGTAGAATCCCAAGATTGCATCGACTTCATAAGTGTAGGCAATCTACCCTTGTAAACATGAGAAACAACCGATGTCTTAATAGAGCCTGGTTCTAGTGCAATCTTTGAAGCCTTGTTAATGTTCTGAAAGTGCTTGGGAAGAGGAGGCTCCTTATACAAAGGACCAAGTCCGATAGAACCTACAATGTTAGTTCCATCAATGCCGACAACCTGGAGAGGTGTGTTAGCAACATTAGTGACACCAGTTGTGTTGGTGGTGTGATTAATACGAGGTGATGCATGCTTAAACGAATAATGCCAACCCTTCAAAGGTTGGTTATCGAGACGTTCAGTATCAAAGCGATCAGCATCTCCGCCACCAGCAAGCGCAGGAAGAGTACGATTCTGAACAGCAAGACTAGACTTGACATG